TCAGCATTTGAACGTAATGTTCGGAGACACCTATGTCCTCTCCAATACGCTGATTGGAAGCGAAACAGCCATCAGGCCACCCGCCAATGTACCCGGCGAGTAGTGCTTCGGCTGGACCGAAGGTCCCTTTTAGGAGTGTACTTGGAACCCAAATGCCTCGCATTCGATTCGGTCCTCCTGTTCCTTAATCCAATCGGAATCGAGGGTGTCGAAGTGAACCTCGAACATCTCCTTCGAAGACTGGGTCTGGCGGACAACTTGCCAGACACTTTCAATCTCGACGTAGTCCATCCCATTGCTATAGAAGTCCTTGATGTACTCAAACTCCCACTTGCGTCCTAAACCATCTGTATATTTGTTAGTCATCCCCACCACACTAAGCACACTCCCCTATCTGTCAAACACCTACCTCCACTTTGTTATTTTACAGTAAAGCAGTGATGTCTAAGCACACTCCCCTAGTTGACCCGCCGGATGCTTGGATTTTTTCGGGCCATCCCGGCCCGACCCCGGCCCGGCTCCGGCTTGTTCCACGTGGAACATTTTACCGTAAAGCAAAGAAAATTTCGACCTCCGCCCGGTCTGTGTCATGATTTTGGACGATGACTAACACAACACTACTCGCCGACGCGGCCCGAGCTTTTCTCGGCGACCCGGCGAAAACCCACAGAACCGACCAGGTCGAGTTCTGCCAACCCGAGGACAAGCGATACCGCTTGAACCTTTGCTGCAAGGTAGCAGTGTATCGGAACCTCCAACGCAATTGTTGGAGTATTTTACAGAACGGCCTAGTGAAGGCTTACGCTCAAGACGTTGTTCTTAAAAAATGCGAGTGGACAGTTCAACCCGCCGGAAATCGCTGGGTTCGAGAGAACGGCCGCAAAAAGGTCCACGCCTTTGTTCGTGGGTACATTCGCCCGGTTACATTCAAATCGGAATACTGGGGCCGCGGTGCCACATACAACCCGTACGAAATGCGGTCTTTTCAAACTGTGGCAAGTTTAGCTGGCCGCTGGAACGAGGACCTATTTAAAAGCGACGCCGCTTTTCTCTCGATCGGATCACCTAGGGACATCGTCACCGCCCTATTTGAAAAGGAGGCCGGACGATGAGACGCCTTTCCGAAACCTCGGACCGGGCCATTGCGGCCCGGCTCCGCTCTTGGCTCCGAGTGGCCACCGACCGCCAACGGGCCGAAGGTCTGGCTTGGTATCCGATGGCGCAGGAATTTGCCGCCAATCTAGCGGCCCGCGTAGGGATCACCCGACACGCCGCCGCAAACGTCATTGCAGCTCTTAGTCCGCGGAATCGTTGGGAGCGGAACACGGTTGACGCCGCCAACCTAGCCGCCGCTTGGGCCGCCGGAGAACCACAGGAAAGCGTGACGGTTTGCACGCCCCACGCCAACCGCCGGAAGGCTTGGGCCGCCCTCGGTGGCCAGCCCATCAGTGACACCGCCCCGAAGACCCACGCCTTCGCCCTCAACATCAGCCGACTTGATCCGGCCCGCTGCACTATTGATGCCTGGGCCATGCGATCGGCCCTCGTCCCGCCGGGCGAGCTTGCCCGACTACCCGAGCCGCCCGAGTGCCAGGAGTCCCCGACTGAGTGCCAATACCGCCGCCTTGAGCGGTTGCACTTGGCCGCCGCCGAGAGTGCAGGCCTGGCAGGGTTCGAGTTGCAGGCCATTGTTTGGATCGCTATTCGGGAGGCGTGGTCATGAGGCGGACACCAGAGGAACTCGAAGCCGCCGCTTTACTGGTGGGCTTCTGCCTAATTGCCGCGCCGATCCTGTTCCTGATCCTTCTCTTGCTCGGATACTAGCCACGCCGGAACCCATCCCCCAGCCGGAAGCGAAAGCGCCACCCACGCGCGACCGCTTCCGGCTTTTCCGTATCCGCCCGCCGGGAAATAATAGAACTCGCTTCGCTCGTTATAGGTGCGCTTCGCTTATACCTTCCGCTTCGCGGCCTGATGTACCGTCTCACATTGACCACAGTTACGAGCCAAATAAAAAGAGGGGGGGGGAGTCAACTCCCGCATCACACGGATACTACTACTCATAAACTGACCTTCGAAAATTTGTTGACTTCATGGCTCCAATCAAGTACCCTGTCAAAGTGGAGGAAGACAAAGCAGCCATAAAGCACGAGTTGTTAGCATCCATTGAAGAAGAACTTCGTCGAGCTGAGGCTGCTGCTCCTCCACACGTCAAGCTCTTGGAGCGGTACGATCCGCAGAAGGCTGCCCACATTCTATTCCTCCATTCTCAGGGGAAGTCCCAAACCTGCTTGGTCAAGAAGTACAAGTATGACAGGGCGACGGTGATACGCATCATCTCCACCTATGCGGACCAGTTGGGTAAATGGCGTGAACTCGGGGGTAAGCTAGCCTCCTACTCCTACCTCAACATAACTAGCCTGGAGGAGGACATGATTGAGAGTGTGCGTGATGGTATGGATAGTGGTGAGCTGAAGCCCACCTTCAAGGACATCAAGGACATCTCCATTGCTAAGGCCAATAGTAGCCGCGAAGCTATGCTGGCTCGGGGGGAGGCAACGAGTATTAGCCGGGAAGAGAAGGTATGGACGGACGACGACTACAAAAAGCTCATGGAACAAGCTCGTAGCCAGATGGCTGATGAGGCTATACCTGCGGAGGTGGTTGATGAGCGGTAAGGGTGACAGAGACAGAACCACCGATCGGGATGCATACGATCGGGGCTGGGAGCGTATTTTCGGGGGAAACATAGATTCGACGGAAGAGGCAGTGTCCTTTCCGGACGTGGGTGCAACTCCCACTTCCTCCACCATTGAGCGTAGCCCATTCAGGGTTTCTCCAATCAGACATGGGATAAGAAGGATCATTGAGTAACATGAACAACAACATGCAGCTTGTTGAGAAGTCCTTGGACACCATTGTCCCAGAATGGGAAACGGTGTTGGTGGCTTCCATCACTGATAATGGGTTTGAATATGACATCTTTAACAAGGTGGATAGTGATCATTTCCAAGAAAACCTAGCAGTGTTATTAGCCCTTGTTGCGAAGAAGTCTCAACAAGAGTTGCAGAACATTGATTGGATAGATGATTAGTTTCACAGAACATCCCTTCCTAGAAGCCCCTACAGCGGAGGAGATAGTTTGGTTATACGATCATAACCTCCCGCTGCTCAAACAGCTTCACAAGGCACATGAGGGTCGTATAGAGGCAAGTGTAAACGATCCCATCCGTTATGGGTTTGATCTGCCGGGTTGGGAACGCATCCGTGAGGGGTTGAACACCCATAACGAGTGTTTGGCTCTCGGGGGAAACAGGTCTGGTAAGACCACTGGTTTTGCGAAGATAGTGATGGAGGCCGTTACGGAGAGTCGGGACGGCCATGTGGTATGCTTTAGCCAGAATGAGGATACCTCCATTAAGGTGCAGCAAGCTGCGATATGGGAGATGATGCCTCGGGAGATGAAGAAGAAGACCAAAAGCATGGATGGTTACATCAACTTCTCCATGCAAAATGGCTTCACTGGTAAAAGCTTTATCTTCCCAGATACCCGAACCAGGGTAGATTTCAAGACATACACTCAGTTTAGCAACAACCAAACCATCCTTGAAGGGTTTGAATATGGGTTTCCAGATCCTAATGGCATCAATATTGGTGCTTGGTTGGATGAATATTTGGGTGACGCTACGCTGGTAAACACGTTGAGGTTTCGTTTAGCCACCAGAGATGCGGTGATGGGTGTGGGGTTTACGCCTATAGATGGCTACACACCTTTCATCTCTGATTACCTCAAGAACGTCGAAACATTGGAAACTAGGGGTGCATCCCTAATCAAGGGTCGGGAAGTCCCTGTGCGGCAGTACAGCCCCTCTAGGGATGCTTCTGTGGTCTATTTGCATTCAGACGAGAACCCATTCGGGGGTTACGAGCGTATAGCGAAAGACCTAAGGGGTAGACCGGAGGAGGAAATACTTGTCCGTGCGTATGGTGTTCCGGTCAAAAGTATGACCTCTCTGCTTCCTCTCTTCAACACTGAGGTGAATGTGTTGAGTGACAAGAAGGAGAATAAGTATGGCATGACGTTTCCCGATGTGTCCAACAAGGAAAGATATACCATTTATCAGGTGGTAGACCCTGCGGGTGCCAGAAACCATGTCTCGATATGGGCTGCCGTTGATGATCGGGATAATGGCTACATCTGCCGGGAGTGGCCCGATTGGGACACCTATGGAGAATGGGCTGAGTTTGGGGATCCCAAATGGAGGTATGGTCCTGCTTCC